ATTACCTTTTGTCCAACGATGTAAAAAGAGTCAGTGCAGAATTAATACGAGCGTTCTCTTGGTACTCCGAACTGGATGAAGTTCGCAAAGATGCAATGATTGATATGTGTTTCAATATGGGCCTCCCTCGCCTAAAGCTATTCAAGAAAAGTTTAGCAGCAATGGCAAATGGTGATTACGACATTGCCGCAATAGAATTTCTGGACAGCAACTGGGCAAATCAAGTCGGAGGCCGATCTATCATCGTTACAGACATGATTAGATCTGGAGATTACCGATAAAATTTGTGACTCCCAATAGTGGCGATTAAATCAAGTGATTTCGACCAGTAAGGATTCACATAATCAGCGTGGTAGTGTGTGGCCTTTTCGACTAGATCAGGCAGCGCTGGACTGAGCACAAGGCTTGCTATCTGATTAGACTGAATCCAAGCGTCAGTATCAGGGTAAGTTTCCAAAAGGCCGTCACACATAAAGCTAAATTGACACTTGTGAAGTTCATTAGGAAATCTATTCTCATGAACAACGGCGCATACAGTGTTCGGGAAGTGAGGCGAGTTCACTCGATTTAGCACCACTTGGGCAACAGCCAGTTGCTCTATCAAAGGCTGAGACCTAGCTTCGTGGTAGACAGTTAAGGCAAGACAAAATAAAGCTTCAGTAATCATTTTAAGTCCTCCGAGTTAATGTTTACCACAATGCAACTAGGTGACAGACCTAAATCAACTCGGTCTTTTTGCCTAACTTTTTGATTTGGAATTGGCGGTGATCTTTTAAAAATACGATCATAGTTTTCTTCAAACTGTTTAGACATCGGTTTAGAAACGGGTTTATCTTTTGCACTCATTCGGTTAACTCCTGTATTGTTACACCTAATTCTTTTGCAAGGGCCATATCTTCAGCGTAACGCCTCTTTCTTACAAGATCTGCGTTAGTGGCTTGAAAAACAGTTTGCTCTTTGTGAGCTTTTTTTGACTCTTTGCGTAGTTTATTGGCTAATGCTTTGTTAAAAGTGGCTGTAATTCTTTCCTTGTAAGTCATATTTATCTCCTGCACTCATGTAGAGGTAGGTCGAACGCTTTATTGCTTCTTCCGTGTATGTACAACAGGTGAGCGTTTAAGCCGCTACTGGCGTACATTTCGACAGTCTCAGGATCTGAATCATAAGCACCAATCACATCTTCTGCCTTTGCTCGCATCACATTGTAAAAAGACTGCAATTGTTTCTTCTTTAATTGAGACGGAGTAGAGTTATCTCCGTTCTCACGCATGATTAAAAATATCGGATCAATGTCGATACTCTTAAGCCACTGAACAGTGATCGGAGCGTAAAACTCTGGCCTAGAACTAAGCACAACAACTTCGTGATCATTGTTCTGAAAGAGCCATTCGTTGCCAGCTACATCAAAGCCAGACAGTAAGTTATAGTGATTGTAGCGAGCCAACTCGTCTTCTTTTGTCCAATCAATCGTGTCAATGCGCCAACTGTCATCAGAAATGATGTTATCCAAATCAATAATAATATACATAAATTTTATCCAAAAAGTTTTATTGTAAAAAAAATGACGCAAAAAGCGCCAACAAACGATCCAATAATAGAAAATGACAATGTCATTATCTTATCAAATTTTATTTTATCATCAACAACTTTCATGTTTTTTAAGTCTTGCATGTAAAGCTCCAAGGGGCTTTAGCCCCTATTATTATTTGTTATTTACAATGGTTATCCAAGACTCAGCAGCTTCTTTAGACGAAAATATTAACTCTTGCCAACCTGTTGCCCAATTATGGATGTAAAGAAATCCACTATGAGTATCTTTTGCTTCAGTTGCCATTCTTACAAAATTTAATGTTTCCATTTTACTTCTCCAATTTTATTAATAAGATGTTTTTTCATCAATGTAATGAGCAATGATAGCCTCATCATCATACTCTGATAAAAACTCTGTCATCAACAAGTCCATAGCTTGTGACCTAGCTATTGAAGATTGATCAGCTAAAGGCTTACTTTCCCTGCGAATAAGCATTGAAATTATTTCGTCTTTGTCTTGTTCTTCAATATTTTCAAGAAGGTCAAATATGGTGACCTCTTTATTATTAACGAATGTGCTGCCAGTCGTCTGAAGATCCCAAAACATTTTATCACGTGTTTCGATTATCTCTGACTCGTAATCGTAAACATCGTTTGCTGGATTATTTGAATTTTGATAAAAGCTCATAATATTCTCCAAAGGGCCGCAGCCCTTATTGATTAATTAAAGTCCCCAGTTCTCTAAGCAGATTGGGCCTACACCTATCTTGATTGACTCAGCGTTAGTAAGCAATCGGTTGCAGCAAGCACAGTTGCCTGTGGCTTGTCCGTGCTGAACTGCCGCTGCCTTGGGGTCTTCGGCAATGACTTGCAGCTCGGCAAGAATTTCCTTGCGTGACTCACGCAGACCAAAGAACTTGCCTTCAGATGTGATCTTGCCTGCGTAGTCGCCTTCGTCTTTTACATAGAGACAGCCGCCATTCTTGCCACTTGCAGGAGCAAGGGAGAGCTTGATAGCGCCAAACACAAGCTTAGGCTTGGCTAAGCCGTTATTGAGCGCAGTGTCGAACAGAGCGTTGATCTTAGCAAGATCAAGCGCAGGTGTATTAGCTTCTACCGCAGCACGGGCAGTGTTACGCTCCTGCTGCTTGGCGTAGCCATTGACTATGCAAGCAAGCTGCTTTTCTGACAAAGCGCCGTACTTCTTAGCCTTGCCAAGAAGATCCTGATAGAAAGATGACCACGTTGCGCTAGTGAGCCACGCAAAACCTTCAGGACCAATGGCCTCGACAATTTGAGCTACGCCTTCACGGATAGTAGCTTCAAGCTTGACAGCCTTCCGGTTGTGGCGTTGCTTAGATGCCTTAGCACGATCTGCTGCGCTAGTCAGGAAGTAACCTTTACCGCGACAGGCGAAGCAGTCAGTACGATACTGATGTACCCGAACGCCGGTGTACTTGCCTGTTCCCGCACAAGCTTGGCAAGGAAACTGCTCTGTTTTCGCATAGAACCCTGTAGACTCAGTTGTAGGGACGGCATCGAAGTCATCTTCTAAGTCACTGAATAAAGTGTCAAAATCGATATTGCTCATGTCTTTTTCCTTTCTAGTTATTTAACCTACAGCGCATTATAAACCTTTAAAGGTAATACAGTCAACATTATATGCAAATTAATTTACAGGAATAAAGAAGAGGCCGAAGCCTCTATTAATTAATCTTGCTTCTGCTCCATCTCTGACCATGCTTTGAACAACAATTGCTGAAGCGTGGTAGACAATTCCTTCAGCTCAACCAGTGAGCATTTATCAACCAACGTGTTTGCTGGTGGTTGATTCTTGTTGTGAATAGCTAAACCTACAGCTGCTATCTGGTCATCAGTCTGGCGAGATTCAAAATTTACCTTTGCGTCCCTCTCTTGCTTCCAAGGAAGAAGTACAAGGTTATCATCAGGAGCCGTAACAGTTAAATCGTTTAAAAATGCCATCAGGCCAACCTTATCCGTTGGAACCTCAACTTGCTCATAAGCACCTGTTGCTTTAGCGTCTAATTGCGTACCGGTCCATTCGTTGTTCTTGCTAACGTAAAGTCTCATAGTCTTTCTCCAGTGGGGCCGTAGCCCCGTTATTAATGATTAGCCTCTGTAGGCTTGGGTCTGTGCTTTCCAAGCTGAGTTAGTTTGTTTATCCCAACCTCTACAGAAATCGTTTATTTCGTGTGTTTCTGGATCTATCCAAGGGCCACTCTCGTTATAGTGGTTATCGAATATGTCGGCTAGTACCACATTCATACGGCTGTCTCTTGCTCTAATCGTTGGCCTGTATTGCGACCCTGTAGCTTTAATTAAGTCAGCAAAGTCATTGAACGCTGAGATACTTTCGACATGATCATCCAACTGAGCAATAGTAATTACCTTATATGCCCTGCCAACTTTCATCAACCAGCCGTAATGTTCTCCGAAATGATCACAGTCGTAAAAGTATCCATCGCAATTTACTTTCTTATAGACCATCTCAAGGTGCTTGAAATCGAATACAAATAAAGGCGCTGTATCGAATCGATCAGTCTGCTTATCTATAATACTATCTTCTCTGCTCATTGTGCCGCTGCTATTCATTCCAACATTGCTAAGGCGCTGAGAAAAGTTAGCTTTAAAAACTTTAGTGCCTTCGATGTCTCGATTACCGATCAGTGTGTAGATGTAAATTCCCATAAGATTCTCCGTGGGGCCGTGGCCCCTGTTATTATTTTATTGCTTTGCCTTGGCCCTAGCCAATTTTTGTGTAGCTTCTGCAAGGCATCTAGCTGTGCCATCAGCACCTAGTTGAGCCTTGGCTAGACTATCTAACTGACGCTGGTGAGATATTCTAATTCCCTTCAGCTCTTCCTCTGCTTCAGTTACTAGATGATCGTCCACAATACATTGGTCAAGATCGTCAGGGTCGTTAAGGTTGTGTTTTTCAATACTCAACCACGATTCAAATTGTGCTTCTGTTAATTCAATGTCTTTCATTTTATTGCTGTCACCGCAGCTTCCGCAGTTGTAAGACTTTTGAGCTATCAAGCAATCACCGCAGTAGCTAACGATCTGGTATGCTTCTAGTTCTTCATTCATAAGATTCTCCGTGGGGCCGTAGCCCCGTTTGGTTAATTATCGAGTTGCAGTTAAAGTAGTGTGACTGTCGTAATTTCTGCGGCCTACTCTAGCCTTCCAGCCTTCTAACTTTAACTCTTCTGCCCTAGCGTAAGCTGCTGGCATACTGTCAAAAGTTTCTTTAATGCGCTCAATGTCTGACTCTCTTCTTTGAAGTGGCTGCCCATGATGAGTCTCAATTCTAAACTCCAGCATTCCTGCATGGTCTATTAAAAATGCAGCTTCTCTTTTTAATGCGCTTACTGCACGTTCTTGAGCATCTTCAAAAGTGCGTGAATTACCAAGATAACCGCTATATCTAGAACTAAGTGATAATCTATGCGCTTCCCACTCAGTAGCGTTCATCATCACTTCTTTTTTCTCCCATGCTCCAGCATACCAACCGCTTTCATCACACCTAACCTTTACGATAACTTTAATTAATTTAATTTGGTCTGGAGTAACTGCATTAAAACGCTCGGCTTGCGTCAAACAATCTTTAATAGTTTCTAAAGTCAAAACTTTAGATATTTCAAGTGGTGAGTTATCGCTACCTTTACAAGTGCCGCGAAAATAATTAAATTGTACTGTGTAACCATGCTTGGCTAAATCCATAGTCTTGTTGTTAACAGCATGGGTGCGTCCACAAACCTGACAAATTCCGCTATGAGTTGCTTTAGACATAATATTCTCCGTGGGGCTTTCGCCCCAGTC